GACCTGAACTATCAGCAGGGCCTTAACAAAATGTGGAAGCGTCAGACTAAGTACGACTTCTACTGGCCTGCTCTCGCTCACATCGGCGAGCAAGTCGTTACCAACGACGAGATTTATGCTGTCGGCACTGCTACTCCCGGTCAGGATGCCGGGGCCTTCGGCTATCAGGAACGATACGGTGAGTATCGCTACAAGCCTTCCGTCATCACTGGAAAGCTTCGCTCCAATTCGGCGACGCCACTCGATACGTGGCATCTCGCTCAATACTTCACGGCCCTGCCCGCTCTCAACGACACCTTCATTCAGGACAACCCGCCGATCTCGCGGGTTGTCGCTGTGCCCACCGAGCCCAATTTCATTTGGGACTCTTACTTCCGCCTCCGGTGCGTCCGGCCGATGCCGGTCTATGGCGTTCCCGGTCTGATCGATCACTTCTAATGGACAGCTTGTTCCTCAAAGCTCCGCTCGGCTCGTCCGAGCGGGGCACCTTCATCTTCGGAATTGACGATGCTGCGTTAGCCATCGGCGGCTCCGCTCTACTCAATGGCGTCGGAGGTCTTATAGGATCCTCCGGTGCTCAACAAACCAACACTGCCAATATGCAGTTCAATGCCCAGCAAGCGCAGGAACAGCGCGACTGGGAAGAAAACATGTCAAACACCGCGTATCAACGCGCGATGGCCGACATGAAGGCCGCAGGCCTCAATCCTATCCTTGCTGGTAATCTCGGCGGCGCTTCCACCCCGGGTGGTGCCGTCGCTTCCCTCCAGCTTCAAAATCCCGGCGCCTCTTTGGGCGCCGGTATCTCCGCTATGGGTAATGCTCTGGGCAACTCCGCTCAGGTCAAAGCTCAAGTCAATCAAGCTGACAAAGATGCGAGTGCTACTGATGTCAATAAGGCTCAAGTCCCAGCCATCCAAGCCACTACGGATCTCACCCGGTCCTCGGTCGCCAAGACTGAACAGGACACTAAAACTTCTGCCGGAGCAGAAGAGGCAAATCGAGCATCAGCTGATGCTTCTAGAGCAGCAGCAGCAACAAGCCGCGCTACAGCTGGTCTTGTTCAACAGCAAACTAACTCCGCCGCCTCGCAAGCTCGAATTGATGCCGCAAATGCGGATGATGTTGCGAAGTTTGGGGTACCTCGAAACGAAAGCGTTGGCGGCGTCGTCAGCCGCATCGTCAGAAAAATAGCACCCGACGTTTTGTCGGGCGGCACCACCTTCTCACCCAACTCGGCCACCAAGGCCGAAAATCCTCCATCCTCGCCTCCCGGAGGCAGTGATCTCTGGGGCACGAGCCCCAAAATGCAACAGCGCATCCAAGAGCGCAGAAAGGCCGCTGGCCAATGATCCTCAAGAAACTTCCCGACGTCGTCGGCTTCTACATGCCCGGCGATCGCAGCCAAGACTGCGACGGCACCGTGCTCGATCCCAAGACCGGCGAGTACGTCTATCAGCCGACCATGACCAAACAGGAGTTCATCGCCGAGTCGGACATCAACAACATCGTTCGTGACTTCACGCCTCGCGTAATGGCCGAGCTCACGCTCCGCACTCTTCAGGCAGGCGGCTTCGACGAGCTGCCTGACAATCTCGATTACCAGCAGGCCCTCGAAATCGCGGGCTCTGCTCAAAACACGTTCGCCACCCTCCCCGCTCAGGTGCGCAAACGCTTCGACAACGACCCCGGCAAGTTCCTGCAGTTCATGCAGGACCCGGCTAATCAGGACGAGGCCATCAAACTCGGTCTGGCTACCGATACTCGACCCATTGTCGAGAAAGCCCCTGAGAAGGCCCCTGAGGCCCCTCTAGAGGCCAAGTAAACGGGTGCAGGGCAGAGCCCTGCGTATGCTCGGACCCCGCGTAGCGGGCCTTGCCGAGCCTCTTAGAGCCCCTCTGGGGCTCTCTTTTTGTCCACAGCACTTTTGCGCAATAAAAGTACAATTTGAGGGTTTGGGAACATTCACGCCCCTTGTTGTGATATGTTCCCAATGACACCACTGGTGGTGTCTAAATTAGGAGCTGAAATGAAGCGCTCAAAAATGCCTATGAAGGCCTCCAAGAGGAACTTCACAAAGCACGCAATGCGGGCTCATCCAAAGAACACGCCGCCTATCGTTATGCGAGGCGGCATCCGGTTCTAGCAGGTGACCTGCTACTTCCCCGTCAAGGCGTATCGGTCTCAGGAACGCAATCCTGAGACCGGTCGCTATGGGATCACCTTCAACCCTCACAAAGCCCTCGTAGAGGGCAGCGCTTTCCAGCTCCCCTGCGGTCGCTGCACTGGATGCAGGATAGACCGCTCGCGCTCTTGGGCCGTTCGGTGCTTGCACGAGGCCAAGATGCGCCCCGCAAACTCGTTCCTCACGCTGACCTATGATCAGCAACACGTCCCTCAGGACTACAGCGTCAAACTTGACGACTTCCAAAAATTCATGAAACGGCTGCGTAAATCTGTGTCGCCTTCCAAAATCCGCTTCTTTGCCTGTGGCGAATATGGAGATCAAAACCTACGTCCCCACTATCATGCACTAATATTCAATCACAACTTTCCCGATAAAAAATTCATAACTACACGCAATGGTAACAACGTCTATTCTTCTCAATCTCTCCACACTCTCTGGCCACAAGGCTCTCACGAAATAGGCGACGTAACATTCAAGTCTGCAGCCTATACAGCACGCTACGTGCTGAAAAAACAAACCGGCGATCAAGCCGATGATCACTACATGCGACGCTCTCCCATAGATGGTAATCTCTATCGCGTCGCAACCGAGTTCTGCGTACAGTCGAAAGGCTTGGGACAAGCATGGTTCGACAAATACAAGTCCGACGCATTCCCCTGCGACTTCCTCATCGTTGACGGTCGCAAGGTCAAACCGCCCCGCTTCTATCTTAACCAACTAAAGGAGGACGATCGTGATCGCGCTATGCGCGATCACAATGAAAAATACAAGATCCAACAAGCTCGCCGTGATCACGGCCGAGCTCACAAAACTGATAACACGCCCGAGCGCCTAGAGGTGCGCGCGCGTGTTCAAGACCTCAAGCTGAAACTACTTCCAAGGAAACTATGAGATGAAACTCAATGCCTACAGCATCTTCGACAATAAAGCTCTGGTGTACCAAATGCCTTTCTTTGCACCGAACGACGGGCATGCAGTTCGAGCTTTCGGAGATATCGCCAACTCATCCGACACTCTCGTTGGGCGCCACCCTGGTGACTTTTCACTCTTTCACGTCGGAGAGTACGACGACCAAAATGCTAGTCTCAGCGGCCTGTCGCCGCTGCGACACGTCATCGATGCTGTCGCTCTAGTCCGGCTTCAACCGGCTCCAATGTTCGACGTGCCCAAGGACCTGACTACAGCCGACGCGCCCGGTTGGCTTAATGGGAAGGAGGCTCGCTAATGGCCATTCCGTCCGTCATGCCTGCACAGCATGACTTCTCGCAAACGCCGAAGGCTGAAAGCCAGCGCGCGTCTTTCGACCGCTCGCATGGTCTCAAGACGGCGTTCGATGCTGGCTACCTCGTCCCTGTCTTCGTCGACGAGGTGCTTCCCGGGGACACCTTCTCTCTCTCGATGACCGGCTTCGGTCGTCTCTCCACTCCGCTGCGGCCGTTCATGGACAATGTGTTCGTGAACAGCTTCTTCTTCTTCGTTCCCTACCGACTGCTCTGGGATAATTTCCAGAAATTCATGGGCGAACAGGACAACCCCGGCGACAGTACGTCGTTCCTGATCCCGCAAATCGTCTCACCGGCCGGTGGCTATGGTGAGCAGTCTCTCTTCGACTACTTCGGCCTTCCTACCAAGGTGGCCGGCATGTCGCATTCCGCGCTTCCGCTTCGCGCTTACAACCTCATTTACAACACATGGTTTCGGGACGAAAACCTGCAAAACTCTGTGCCAAAAAATATGGGCGACGGTCCGGATGCCTATACCGACTATGTTCTTAAACGTCGTGGCAAGCGCCACGACTACTTCACCTCCTGCCTTCCTTGGCCGCAGAAAGGCGCTGCCGTTAACATCCCGCTTGGCGGCAATGCGCCTGTCATGGGCATCGGTCCAATCGGCGGCCAAGTACCTACTGTTGGCAGCATTAACGTCAATACGCCTGAAGGGTTGAAGGCTTACACTCACTACTACCCGTACTCTGTTAGTACACCCACGTGGGCTATCGATGCCGGTACGAATACCGGCACCAATGCCAACACCAACATCTATGCCGATCTGTCGCTCGCGACTTCGGCGACTATCAACCAACTCCGCCAAGCATTTCAGATGCAAAAACTGCTCGAGCGTGACGCTCGAGGCGGCACGCGCTACACAGAAATCATCCGAGCTCACTTCAATGTCGTCTCGCCTGATGCACGTCTCCAACGCCCGGAATATCTGGGCGGCGGTCAAGGAAACATTAATGTCAATCAGGTCGCCCAGACCGCCCCGACAGTCTCTGGCCAAACACCGCAGGGCAATCTTGCAGCGTTTGGAACAGCCCACGCTAACGGTCACGGCTTCACGAAAAGCTTCACCGAACATGGCGTCATCATCGGCATGGTTTCGGTTCGTGCGGACCTGAACTA